ATGCGATTTCCATTTTCCCTGCCGTGGCTGCGCCCGGCGGATGGCAAAGCCGTGCCCGAAAGCAAAATGACGGCGGGCGGCTTCATGGCTGTGGCGACGCAGGGCGGGCAGGCCTTCTGGTCCGGTCGGTCCTATGCCGCACTTGCCCGCGAAGGTTTCATGAAAAACCCGGTTGCCCACCGCGCCGCCCGCATGGTGGCGGAAGCGGCCGCATCGGTGAACTGGCTGCTTTATGATGGCGACGAGGAAATCGGCGATCATCCGCTGCTGGCGCTCCTGACAAAGCCGGGCGCGCATATGGGCGGGCCGGATTTTTTCGAGGCGCTGTATGGTCACCTGATGCTGGCCGGAAATGCCTATGTCGAACCGCTGACAGTCGGCGGGCGGTTGCGCGAACTGCATCTGCTGCGGCCGGATCGGGTGAGCATCGTCGAAGGCGCGGATGGCTGGCCGGTGGCTTATGACTACCGCGCCGAAGGTCGCGCGTCGCGCCGCATCGCCGCCGAGCGCGACGGGCTGGGGCTGCTGCATCTGAAACTTTTCCATCCGCTGGATGACCGGGCGGGTTTTGCGCCGCTGGCTTCTGCCGGTGCCGCGCTTGATCTGCACAATGCCGCAAGCCACTGGAACAAGCGCCTGCTCGACAATTCCGCCCGGCCTTCGGGTGCGCTGGTCTACCAGCCGAAGGAGGGTGGTAATCTTTCCACCGAGCAATATGAACGGCTGAAGCGCGAGCTGGAGGAGGGGTATCAGGGCGCGATGAATGCCGGCCGCCCGCTGCTTCTGGAAGGCGGGCTGGACTGGAAGGCCATGGGCCTTTCGCCGCGCGACATGGATTTTCTGGAAGCCCGCAACGGCGCGGCGCGCGATATCGCGCTGGCGCTCGGCGTGCCGCCGATGCTGATCGGCATTCCCGGCGACAATACCTATGCCAATTACCAGGAGGCGAACCGCGCCTTTTATCGCCTCACCGTGCTGCCGCTCGTCAACCGCACGGCGGCAAGGTTGTGCGGCTGGCTCGCGCCGGTCTTCGGTTCCGGTCTGCGTCTGGAACCGGATCTCGACAAGATCGCCGGGCTTGCCGGTGAGCGGGATGGGCTTTGGACGCGCATCGGCGCGGCGTCGTTTCTGAGCGACGAGGAAAAACGCGAAGCCGTCGGTTACTGATCGCGCCGAAGGGTGGATCGACGCTGAACCTTGCCTGCCGAACCATTTTCTGAAGTGGCGGATTCTCTTTGTGAGGCTTTCCGCCGAAGCTTCTCCGAAGACTCGAGAAATCACCCATCGCAGGCGCGCAAACAGCGCCTGCGGGCGACGCGGTGCGTTCGCCCGATTGCAACATCCTAGAGCGGAATGATTACCCATGTCTGAATTCGCCAATGAGGCCGGCATCTGGGCCGCCCGCATCACCGGCGCCGTTGCGGGTGCCGGCGTGTCGCTTGTCTATCTGCTGCCGAAAAGCAAACGTGAAGCCGCGAGCCGTTTCATCACCGGGGTGTCCTGCGGCATGATCTTCGGCGGGCCGATCGGCCTGTGGATCGTGCAGCAGCTCGATATTGCCGGCGCGCTTTCCGGCCGGGAAATCATGGTGGCGGGCTCCGCCGCAGCCAGCATGATGGCCTGGTGGGGGCTGGGCGTGATGGTGCGCGTGGCCAGCCACTACGGCACACGCCCGCGCCGCTGAGCCCGCGCCGCAAGGCGGCTTCATTGCCACATCGCAGGAGTTCCCCATGCACGCCTATCGCGGGCCGCGTCCCGCCACGCGCAAATTCGCCAGTCTGGAACTGCGCGGCATCGCCGGCGACGGCACGTTTTCCGGTTATGCCAGCGTCTTCGGCGAGGTCGATCTCGGCCACGACGTGATCGAGCGCGGCGCTTTCCGCCGCTCCATCGAGGAACGGGGAGCGGCCGGCATCCGTATGCTCTACCAGCACGATCCGGCTGAGCCGATCGGCGCCTGGCGCACCATCCGCGAGGACGAGCGCGGGCTTTATGTCGAGGGCGTTCTGGCCCCCGGCGTCGCGCGCTCCCGCGAGGTGCATTCGCTGATGAAGACCGGCGCGCTGGACGGGCTGTCGATCGGTTTTCGAACCGTCCGCTCGGGCAAGGAAGCGCGTTCCGGCAAGGCGGGGCGTTCCGGCGTGCGGCGCATTCTTGAGGCTGATCTCTGGGAAATCTCGGTCGTGACCTTTCCGATGCTGCCGTCCGCGCGCGTCTCGGATGTCAAACACGCCCGCTTCTTCCGCGACCGCGAAACCGAACTGGTGCGCACCATGCGCCGCGCGGCGCGCTCGCTGTTCGGCACCGCCTTCAAACGCTGACTTTCCGACAACTACTTCCGACAACAAGGATGGCGACATGACAGACCAGATGACCAAACCGGCCGCAATGACGGTTGCGCCGCAGGTAAAGGCCGTGCCCGACACGATGACGGCGGCCTTCGACGAGTTCATGGAGGCTTTCGAGGCTTTTCGCGATACCAATGATCAACGGCTCAATGACATCGAACGCAAGATGGGCGCGGATGTCGTGACCCGCGACAAGCTGGACCGTATCGACAGGGCGCTCGACGATAACAGGAGGATCATGGACGATCTGGCGCTCAAAAAGGCGCGGCCTGCGCTTGGCCGCAAGGATGCGCTCTCGCATGATGCCGAAGAACATAAGGCTGTCTTCGAGGCTTATATTCGCCGGGGTGAGGAGGGTGCGCTGCGCGATCTGGAGGCCAAGGCCTTTGCGGGATCGAGCGGCACGGATGGCGGCTTTCTCCTGCCGACCGAGACGGATGGCGAGATTGGCCGGCGCATGACGGCGATTTCGCCGATCCGGGCGCTGGCCACCGTGCGGCAGGTGTCCACGGCCGTGCTGAAGAAACCCTTCTCTGCGGGCGGTCTTGCCACCGGCTGGGTCGCCGAAACCGCAGCCCGCCCCGAAACGGCGACACCGAAGCTGTCTGAGCTTTCTTTCCCGACCATGGAACTCTATGCCATGCCGGCCGCCACCCAGGGCCTACTGGATGATGCGGCGGTTGATGTCGAGGCATGGATCGCATCAGAGGTGGATATCGCCTTTGCCGAACAGGAGGCTGCCGCTTTCATCGTCGGAGACGGCGTCAACAAACCGAAGGGTTTCCTCTCCTATACGGCCATTGCCAATGACAGCTGGAGCTGGGGCAATATCGGTTATGTCGCGACAGGCGTTTCGGCCGGCTTCGCCTCCGCCGGGCCGATGGACGTGCTTCTGGATGCCGTTTATGGCCTGAAGGCCGGCCACCGCCAGAACGGTACTTTCCTTCTGAACCGCAAGACGCAAGCGGCGCTGCGCCGTTTCAAGGATACGACCGGCGCCTATCTCTGGCATCCGCCCGCCGCCGCCGGCCAGCCCGCCTCGCTGATGGGCTTTCCGGTGACGGAGGCGGAAGACATGCCGAATGTCGCGGCGAACAGCTTCGCCATCGCTTTCGGAGATTTCCGCTCCGGTTATCTCGTCGTCGACCGCACCGGCGTGCGCATCCTGCGCGATCCCTATTCGGCCAAACCCTACGTGTTGTTCTACACCACCAAACGTGTGGGCGGCGGCGTACAGAATTTCGAGGCGATCAAGCTGGTGAAATTCGGGGTGAATTGAACCTCGAGTTTGCCGCTCGTTTCTTCTCCCCGCACGGGGAGAAGGTGGCCCAAAGGGTCGGATGAGGGGGCAACGCCAGCGATTGACCGCACCCTCGCCCCCTCATCCCGCTGCCGCGGACTTCTCCCCCACGGGGAGAAGAATTCGTTGCGCCCGCTCGCTCATCCAGCCTGCAATTACCGTCATCCCGGAGACCCCATGACCTACGCCCTCATAAATCCACCGCAGGCGGAGCCGCTGACGCTTGCCGAGGTCAAGGCGCATCTGCGTCTCGATAGCGGTGACGAAGACACGCTTCTGACCGCGCTGATCCGCACCGCCCGCGAGCATCTGGAGCGCACCACCGGCCTTTGCCTGATCCGCCAGACCTGGCGGCTTTATCTCGACCGATGGCCGCAAACGGGCGTGATTCCGATTGGCAAGACACCGGTGCAAACCATCGAAACGATTCTGGTTTTCGGCAGTGACGGGCGCGAGACCGACATCACCGCCGCCGACAAATTACTCGACGGCGCGTCGCGTCCGGCACGGCTGTGGCTGCGCGATCCGCCCGCCCCAGGTCGGGCGATGAACGGCATCGAGATCGACTTCATCGCCGGTTATGGCGAGGCCGGAACGGATGTGCCCGATACGCTGAAGCGCGCCATGCTGATGCATGTGGCCCAGATGTTTGCTTTCCGTGGTGCCGTCGCCCTGGAAAACCAGCCGGCGGCGGTTTCGGCCGGTTATGAGCGGCTGGTGTCGCCCTTCTGCCGTGTGGGGCTTTAAGCCATGAACCTCGTTTTTCTCGACCCCGGCAAGCTGACAGCGCGGCTGGAGCTGGAAGGGCGCATCGAGACGCCGGACGGACAGGGTGGTGTGGCGGAAGACTGGAACGCCCTGCGCTCGCTTTGGGCGGCGATCGAACCCGTTTCGGATATGTCCCATGAACGGGCCTCGGCCGAAGGCGTGACGATCACCCACCGCGTCTGGCTGGTGTGGCGCAGCGACATCGCCGCCGGCATGCGCTTCCGCAAAGGCCGGCGCATTCTGGTGATCCGCACGGTGATGGACCCGGACGAGACCCGCCGCTTCATCGTCTGCCGTTGTGAGGAGGAGATCCCATGAGCGCCGCGAATGCCCTTTTGAAAGCGATTTTCGCGCGGTTGACCGGCGATGTAACGCTGACAGCACTGACATCAGGCGGCATCGTCGACCGGCTTTTGCCGCGTGCGCTTCTGCCCACAATCGTCATCGGCGAGCTTGAAAGCCGCGACTATTCGACGGCGACGGAAAAGGCCGAGGAGCATTTCCTGTCGCTGGAAATCTGGAGTGATGCCGGCGGCCGCAAACGGGCGGGGGAAATCGTCGAAAGGGTGAAAATCCTGCTCGACGATGGCGCACTTCCGCTCGCTGGCATCTCGCTGGTCAACCTGCAACTCCGCTCCTGCCGCTCGCGGCGCGAGCCGAAGACACGGAATTTCATCGCCGATATGCGCTTCAGGGCGGTGACGGAATAGCGCTGTTTCAGGAAGGCTATTTGCGCACGGTCTTCCACAGGACGATCAGCAGCAGAAACGAAATGCCGATCAGCACGGCGGCGATGGTCAACATGGCCGCGACCCCGCCGCGATCCAGCGCCAGCGTGAAGATAACGGGCGCAAAGGCAATGGCGAGGTTCTGCGGCAGCGAGATACGTGCGGCCTGCAGGCCATATTGCTCCGGGGAAAACACCGCCAGCGGCAACACGGCCCGGCTGACGGTGAGCACGCCCGCGCCAAAACCGAAGAAAACGATGAAGCTGATGAAGGCGGGCATGGCCGGGGCAAAGGCGAGCAACAGCAGCAGGGACAGGAACAGCAGACAGAGGCCGATCATGGCTGTCACGAACGGGTTGCCGTATTTGCCAAGCAGGAAATCCAGTCCGCGCGCCGTGATCGCAAGAACGCTGCGCACGGATGCCAGCTGCACGGCCAGCGATTGTGATGCGCCGGCGTTGACCAGCAGCAGGGGCAGCAGCGGAGACAGGCCGAAGGTGGTGAAGGCGCTGATCGTCGTCATTGCCGCCAGCAGCAGAAAGGCACGTCGCGTATCGACCGGCGAGGGCGAAATCGCAGCGGCTTCCTGCGGCGTTACCGCTTTGCGGACCGGCCGGCCGGGAAGGACGAAGACATAGAGAGGCAGAAGCAGGAAGAGCTGCAGACAGGCATAACCGATGAGCGTGCCGCGCCAGCCGAAATGTTCGGTGGCAAGCGTGGTGAGCGGCAGGAAAAATGCTGCCGAAAGCCCGGTAAACAGCATCAGCAGCGTCAGCAACCGGCCGCTTTCCGCGCCGACACGCTCCACCACCGCCGCATGGGCCGCCGTCGTCAGGCCGCAGGTGGCGGCAAATCCGATGACGGCCCAGCCGAGCAAATAACTGATCACGCCGCCCGCAAAGGCGAGCACGACAAAACCCGCCGTGAAAAGCAACGAACCCGCCACAAGGACGGGCGCTGCGCCGTGGCGCACGAGCGTTCTTCCCAGAAGCGGGCCGCAGAGCGCGCTGATCGTCATCATGACGGTGAGGCCGGCAAACACCACCTCGTTGGCGATGGTCAGCTCCTGCCCGATCCGTGGGCCGAGCACGGCCAGCATGTCGAAACCGCTGCCCCAGCTGATGATCTGCCCAACCGCAAGCACACCGATGAGGCGCGCGCGGGACGGGAAGGGGGTGGCTTCAGACATGATGGAAATCAGGGGTGCGAGATGCGGAGGAATTATTTGGTAGCAGGCCAATTGCGGCCCGGCAACATCAATCGAGGCCAAAGGAGAACACCATGGTGGCGCAGAAGGGCAAGGACCTGCTGCTGAAGATCAATCATGCCGGTGCCTATGTGACCGTGGCGGGGCTGAGAACCAAGCGGCTGGCCTTCAACGCGCAGGCCGTCGATATTACCGACGGTGAAAGTGCGGGGCGCTGGCGCGAGCTTCTGGCCGGTGTGGGCGTGCAGCGGGCATCGCTGACGGCATCCGGCATCTTCAAGGATGTAGCGAGCGATGCGCTGGTGCGCGGCGCATTTTTTGCCGGCGCCATTCCGGGCTGGCAGATCGTCATTCCGGATTTCGGCACCATCACCGGGCCGTTCCAGATCGTCGCGCTCGAATATTCCGGCCGCCACGATGGCGAGGTGCAATTCGAGACCGCGCTGGAATCCGCCGGTCTCCTTAATTTCGGAGCGCTGTGATGCCGCAAGGGTTACGCTACGGGCGGGCGAACCGCCATCGCGGCGAGATCGAGGCTTTGATCGACGGCGAAAGGCGCATTCTCTGCCTGACGCTCGGGGCGCTGGCCGAACTCGAAACCGCCTTTCAGGCCGATGACCTGACGGCACTCGCCGAACGTTTCGCCAGCGGCCGCATGAAGGCCGCCGACATGATCCGGGTGATCGGTGCGGGCCTGCGCGGCGCGGGCAATGTGTTTTCCGATGAGGATGTGGCCGCCGCAACCGTGGAAGGCGGCGTCGCCGGCCACGCCGCCATCATCGCCGACCTTCTGACCGCCACCTTTGGCGGCCCGAAAGGAGAAACACAGCCGGACCCTTAAGCGCCGCAGCAGGCGAGGCGACGCCGCGCCCTTTCCCCTGGGAGACGGTGATCCATACCGGCTTCTGTCTGCTGCGGCTTTCTTCCGAAACCTTCTGGCGGCTGACACCAAGGGAATTCTTCGCGATGACCGGCGGCGTGCGTGCTGGTTCCGGCAGCCCCGATCGTCGGGCGATAGAGGCGATGATGCGGCGGTTTCCGGATGGGTGACGGTGTCAGGGCATTTTTCGCGGACGGCCACCCTTCGCACCGTTGGCGCGGCTGGCGGCGGCCTTGGCCGGGGAGCGGGATTGCCCGCCCTTGCGCTGCGCTTCCATGAAAGCGCGGCTGCCGAAAATGCCGTTCATAAGCCCGCTGATCGTATAATCCGCATCGAGGCTTTCCCAATGCAGGCCGGTCTCGCCGAGGAGCTCGACCTCGGCCAGCTGTTCCGGCGTGGCGTTCTCCAAGCCCTCCAGCGCGTGGGCTGGAAACATGAAACAGGCGCCATTGGTGAAATCGACAATGACCCGGGCCGATGCCGCATCGAAACGCACGGCAACCGGAACAGGACGTTCCGCGTGTTCCTGCCGCCAGCGCTCCTTGGCGGCGGCAAGTTCGGCATCGCTGACCTCAACCATGATATTTTCTCCACGTTTCAAGAAAAAGCGTCCGGTTTTCTTCGATCACTGCAACCGCGCGCCGTACATCCCTGTCCGACATGCCGCCCTGCGTCATGACGGTAAGGGTTACGAGATCGATACGGGCTTCACCCTCTCCGTAGACATGCGCATGCGGAGGCTCATGATCGGCCGTGTAGATGACGAAGCGCATGCCATGCTGTCGCAGAACCGTGACCATGAAGACTATAACCCAAGAAGCTAGGTTTTAAAAGGCTTTGGCTGAAGCAGCAGATTTTTTTGAAGCTGTTTCAGCAGCATGCATTCCCCAGTTGAATCAGAAAGGCAAGCGCGATGGCAGGCGAAGGATCGATTGCGGGCGACCGCCAGGAGGCGGAAGCGCTTGTGGAGGTGATGGGCGATCTCGAGCGGCGGTCCGAGCGGTTCGGGGCGGCGCTGACGTCGGCCCTGCAGGCGGCGACGACAGGCGGCAAGGGGCTGGACGAGGTGCTGCGCGGGCTTGGAGAACGTCTGTCGGGCATGGCGCTTTCCGCCGGGTTGAAGCCGCTGGAGAACATGATCGGCAACGCCGTTGGCGGGCTTTTGAACGGTGGCGGTTCGTTGTTTGCCTTTGCCGATGGCGGGGTGCCGGGGCGCAGCATCACGCCTTTTGCCGATGGTGGCGTGGTTTCCAGCCCCGCCTTTTTTCCGATGGGCGGCGGGCTGGGCCTCATGGGCGAGGCGGGGGCGGAGACGATCCTGCCGCTGAAACGTGGTTCGGATGGCTCTCTAGGTGTGGCAGCACCGGCGGGCGGCAGCGGTGCGCAGATCGTCTTCAACGTGACGGCCACCGATGCGGCGAGTTTTAGAAAAAGCGAAGGCCAGATCGCCGCCATGCTGGCCCGCAGCGTCGGGCGCGGCCAGCGCGGTTTGTGACGCACCGACCTTTCAACACAGCAAAAAGATTCGTGGAACAACGACATGGCGGCATTTCATGAAGTGCGGTTTCCGCTGCGATTGGCGCTCGGCGTCAGCGGCGGGCCAGTGAGGCGAACCGATATCGTCAATCTTTCCAACGGGCGGGAGAACCGCAACCAGCGCTGGAAGAATGCCAGACGCGCTTATGATGCGGGATCCGGCATCCGCTCCGTCGCCGATCTCTATGAGGTGCTCGCCTTTTTCGAGGCGCGGCGCGGCGAGCTTTACGGCTTCAGGTTTCGCGATCCTGTCGATTTCAAATCCTGCCCGCCGGGCGAAGCGCCCGCCGCGACCGACCAGAGAATCGGCACGGGCGATGGTGCAGCGGCGCAGTTTCCGCTGGTGAAAACCTATGCGGATGCGGGTGGCTCCTTCACGCGGCAGGTGGAGAAGCCGGTCGAAGGTTCGGTTGTCGTGTCAGTCGAGGGGGTGCGTGTCCCGCCTGCGGATATGTCGGTCGATCATGCCACCGGCATGGTGACGTTTCGCGCCGGCAAGGTGCCGCCGGCCGGCGCGGTGATCCGGGCGGGTTTTGAATTCGACGTGCCGGTGCGCTTCGCGATCGATCGCATCGACGTCAACCTCACCGCTTTCGAGGCGGGCCGCATTCCCTCCATTCCACTGATGGAAATCCTGCCATGAAGATCATTCCTGTAGCCCTTGCCGCGCATCTGAAGGGCGATGCCACGACCACCTGCCATTGCTGGAAGGTGACGCTGAAGGAGGGCGCTGTGATCGGTTTTACCGACCACGACGAGACACTCTCTTTCGCCGGCACGGACTATCTCGCCGCCAGCGGTTTCGGGGCGAGCGACAGCGACAGTGAAACCGGGCTGGGTGCCAGTGCCGGTGAGGTGGCGGGCGGTTTTTCCAGCGAGGCGATTTCGGAAAGCGATCTGGCCGCCGGGCGTTTCGATGGCGCACGGGTGGAGCTTTACCTCGTCAACTGGCAGGCGCCGGATGAGCATGTGCTGCTTTCCATGCGTGAGATCGGCGAGGTGACGCGGGCGGGCGGGGCGTTTCGCGCCGAGTTGCGCAGCCTCGCCCATCGCCTCGGGCAGCCGCAGGGCAGAATCTATGGGCGTCGCTGCGATGCTGCACTGGGTGACTGCCGCTGCGGCATCGACCTTTCGCGGTTCACCGGCAATGGCAGCGTGGCGGCGGTGGATGCGGCGGGTAACCTGCTGGTCTCGGGGCTTGACGCTTTCACCGACGGTTTCTTCAGCCGGGGAAAGTTGCGGTTTCTCAGCGGTGCACTCGCCGGCAAGAGTTTTGACCTCGATGGCCATGCGCGCCGCGACGGCGGCACGATTCTGTCCTTCTGGCTGGTGCCGGAACAGATGCCATCGCCCGGAGACGGATTTTCTGTCACCGCCGGCTGCGACAAGAGTTTTGCCACCTGCAAGGCGAAATTCGCCAATCACCTGAATTTCAGGGGCTTTCCGCATCTGCCGGGAGCGGATTTCGCCTATTCCTACGCCAACGGCGGCCAGACCCATGATGGCAGGGCACTGTTTCCATGAGCGATACCGGAGAAAAAGTGCTGGCGCTGGCGAAGTGTTGGATCGGCACGCCCTACCGGCATCAGGCCTCGTTAAAGGGCGTCGGCTGCGATTGCCTCGGCCTCGTCAGGGGCATCTGGCGTGAACTTTATGGCGCGGAGCCGGAATTGCTGCCGCCCTATGCGCCTGATTGGGCCGAACGTGGCGGTGAAGACCGGCTGATGGCGGCGGCGAAGCGCCACTTTCTGCCGGTGCCTGACATGGAAGAGGCAATACCGGGAGACCTGCTGCTGTTCCGCTGGCAGGCCGATGCGGCGGCCAAACATCTCGGCATCGTCGCCGGGCCTCAGCATTTCATCCATGCCTATGAACAGGCGGCGGTGGTGTGTTCCGCGCTGGTGCCAGGCTGGAAACGGCGCATCGCCGGCACCTTCCGTTTTCCCGATCCCTGAAATTTTTCGAGGCAAACATGGCGACCATAGTTTTTCAGGCGGCGGGTGCGGCCCTGGGCAGTTTTTTCGGCCCCTTGGGCGCCATCATCGGCCAGGCGGCGGGTGCGCTGGCGGGCAATGCCGTCGACCGCGCTTTGCTGTCGAACGGAAGAACCGTATCCGGCACGCGTCTTTCGACGGCGCGCATTCCGGGGGCGGATGAGGGTGCGGCCATCAACCGGCTTTACGGCACGGCGAGGATCGGCGGCACGCTGATCTGGGCGACGCGCTTCGAGGAAAGCATCGAGGTCGAGCGGCGCGGCGGCAAGGGCAATCGCGGCCCGAAGGTGGAGACTTTTCGCTATTTCGCCAATCTTGCCATCGGCCTCTGCGAAGGCGAAGCGGCCATGGTGCGGCGCGTCTGGGCCGATGGCGGACAAGTTGATCTGACCGGCGTCGAGATGCGTTTTTACCCCGGCAGCGAAACGCAATTGCCCGATCCGCTGATCGAGGCGAAGCAGGGAAGCGGCAATGCGCCGGCCTTTCGCGGGCTGGCCTATGTGGTTTTCGAGCGGCTGCCGCTCGATGGTTATGGCAATCGCATTCCACTGATGCAGTTCGAAGTCGTGCGCCCGGTCGGCCGGCTGGAAAAATCCATCCGCGCCATCACCGTCATTCCGGGCGCAACGGAGCATGGTTATGCAACAGTGCAGGTGTCGGAAACGACCGGCATGGGGCAAAGCCGCATCATGAACCGCAACGGCCTGACGGCCGCGACCGACTGGCAGGCGGCCATCGACGAGTTACAGGCGCTTTGCCCCAATCTGCAAAGCGCCGCACTGGTGGTCAGCTGGTTCGGCACGGATATGCGGGCGGGCGAATGCCGTATTCTGCCCGGCGTGGAAGTGGCAGGCCGCGATGGAGAAACCGCGCCATGGTCCGTCGCCGGGCTTTCGCGCGGGGTGGCGCATCTGGTCAGCCATCACGGCGGCGGCCCGGCCTATGGCGGCACGCCGGACGATCAAAGCGTGCTGCAGGCGATAGCGGACCTCAGGGCGCGGGGGCTGAAGGTCTGCCTTTATCCCTTTGTGATGATGGATGTGCCGGCAGGCAACGGCCTGCCCGACCCCTATGGCAAAGGCGAGCAGGACGCCTATGGCTGGCGCGGGCGCATCACCTGTTTTCCCGCACCCGGCAGAGCCGGTTCTCCAGATCGCAGCGCCGGCGCGCGGCGGGAGGTTTTGGCCTTCTGCCATCGCGCTGAGGGATATCGCCGCATGGTGCTGCATTATGCGGCGCTTGTGGCGCAGGCGGGCGGGGTGGATGCTTTCCTGATCGGCTCGGAGCTGCGTGGTCTGACGAGCCTGCGCGATGAGAATGATGCCTTCCCCTTCGTGGAGGAACTGGTGCGGCTGGCGGGGGATGTGCGCGCCGTTGTCGGACCGGCGGTGAAACTGACCTATGCGGCGGACTGGAGCGAATATTTCGGTTACCAGCCGGCAGATGGTTCGGGCGATGTGTTCTTCCATCTCGATCCGCTCTGGGCGAGCCGCGATATCGACGCCATCGGCATCGACAATTACATGCCGCTGTCCGACTGGCGCGACGAGGATGCCGCAAACGGCAATCCTGATGGCATGAGCGGCCCGGATGATGCTTCCGCCTTCCGCCGCGCCATCACGGTAGGTGAGGGCTTCGACTGGTATTATGCCAGCGACGCGGACCGTGCGGCGCGGCGGCGCACGACCATCACTGATGGACTAAAGGGCAAGCCATGGGTGTTCCGCTACAAGGACATCGGGAACTGGTGGGGAAACCGCCATTACGACCGGGTGCGGGGCGTGGAGAAATCGACAGCCACCGCATGGGTGCCGGGCTCGAAACCGATCTGGATCACCGAACTCGGTTGCCCGGCGGTGGACAAGAGTGCGACGCGCCCGAATGTCTTTCCCGATCCGAAATCGGCGGAAAACGCCTTTCCGTATTTCTCCCGCCGCAGCCGGGCCGACAGCCAGCAGCGGCGGTTTCTGGAAGCGCATCTTGACCATTGGGGTCAAGGCGATGCGGCGATGGTGGATGCAAACCGCGTCTATCTCTGGACCTGGGATGCGCGGCCCTTTCCCGCCTTTCCGCAGAATGGTGCGGTGTGGAGCGATGGCGGCAACTGGCGCACCGGCCATTGGCTGAACGGCCGGTTGGGGACAGTGACGCTTGCCGATACCATTACCGCAATCCTGACCGACCACGGCTTTTCTGCTTTCGATGTCTCCGCCGTCAGCGGCGACATGACCGGTTATGTACAGGGCGATGTGACCTCGGCGCGCGCCTTGCTGGAGCCGCTGATGGCGGCGTTTCACGTGGATGTGGCGGAGGATGGCGGAACCCTTTGCTTCCGTTCCCGCAACACGGCGGTTTTGCCCGTCCGCGATATTTCCGTGCTTGCCGATCTCGATAGTGAGCCGCTGTGGTCGGAAAATCGCGGTCATGACAGCGATTTTGCCGCTGAGGCCGTGTTGACCTCGTTTAACCCAGCGTTGGACTACGAGCAGGCAAGTGCGCGTTCCCGCCGCATCGACAATGCCGGCAGCCGGGTGATGCGGCTAGACCTCAACGTCGCCTTGCCGGCGGAAACGGCGGAAACCGCTGTCGAGGCGGTGCTGCGGGACAACCGTCGGGCACGGCGCACAGTGCGTTTTGCCCTGCCACCTGCCGATATCGCCCTTGAGCCCGGTGATTGCATCCGTTTGCCGGAGGACGCCTTTCCGCAGGCTCCGGCAGGCCGGTTTCTAGTCAGCCGGATCGAAGATGGCGCTATGAGGCAAGTGGAGGCGCGTGCTTTTTCCGCTGCGTTTTCGGTTTTTGCGGGTGCGGCGGATGAGCGACGCGCCGGCGGCATAAGCGGTGCCGAGGGCTTTGCCCCGGAAGTGTTGTTTCTCGACCTGCCGCACCATGATGGTGTCGCTGCGGAGCATTCGGCGCGGATTGCCGTTTTCGCAAGGCCATGGCGGCCGATCCTCGTTTCCGCATCCTCGGGCACGGAAGGTTACCGGCAACGCGCCGTGCTTGACCAGCCGGCGATGATCGGCACGCTGGCAATGCCGCTTAAGCCCGGCCCCTCCGGCCGCTTCGATCGGGGGAATGCCATCCTGATCGATCTGCCCTATGGCGGGCTTGCCTCGGCGCTGGAGTTTGCAGTGCTGAACGGTGAGAACCGCATCGCCATCAAGGCCGCCAACGGCGTCTGGGAAATCGTCGCCTTCGCAAAGGCCGAGGAAATCGCGCCCTCGCGCTGGCGGCTCTCGGTCCTCCTGCGCGGACTGGCGGGCACGGAAGATGCACTGGCGGTGGGCGCGCCCGCAGGTGCACCGGTGGTGGTGCTGGATGCGGCGGTGCAGCCGCTCGGCCTTGCCCTTAGCGAGCGCGGACGTCGCCTGAACTGGATGGTCGAGGCAGCGGGAAAGGCGAGCGCTTCGGCCGGGCCTTTCGCATTCGAGGGTGGATTGCGGGCGCAGACGCCGCTTGCGCCGGTGCATCTTTCCGGCGAGCGGAAAAGCGATGGCGTTCTGATCAAATGGAAACGGCGTGGCCGGATGGAGGCCGATGGCTGGGATGCAAGCGACATCCCGCTGGACGAGCCTTTCGAGCGCTACCGCGTCGAGGTGCTGGAGGGAGAGGCCGTCAAACGAATGGCGGAGGTCTCCGAACCCTTGTGGTTTTACCCTGCCGCCGCCGAACTCACAGATTTCCCGATCTTGCGGGATCACATTTCCGTGCGTGTCCGCCAGCTCGGCCGCGCGGTGCCTCTGGGAGTGGCGGCGCAGGCCCTTCTCCCGCTCTGATAACTGCCTGAAAAACAACGCAAAGGATGAGAGAATGGATAGCACCAAGGCATGGTATCAATCGCGCACGATCTGGGGCGCGCTGATTGCGGTTTTTGCACCGCTTTTCGCCGTCGCAGGCTTCGACTTGCCGGCCGGTCTGCACGGCGAGCTGGCGGAAGGGCTGGTAACGGTTGCAGGCGGAATTGGCGGCCTGATTGCACTTTATGGCCGCCTTTCGGCAACCCGCGCCATCCGCTGA